GTGAGATTCTAGTAACTGCTCATTACCATCACCTAAGAATGAAACAACAAGGTGACAGGACTTGGTTTCAAGCACCATCAATAGACAAGAGCATAGATTTTACTGCACAGACTGGACTTTGGTCGCACCCAGGTGTCCTCACTTTCACAATTAGTGATAAAGGATGGGATAACTACTTCCCTCTATAAAGGTAATTCTTTGTATGGTTTTAAGTTACCCATAAAATCTTTTTCAGGGTAATGCTTTATAGGTATTGTATTGTCTAACCAATAATCTCTTAATTTAAGATGGTCAACCCATACTGGTTCAGCATCAGGAGATTTGAAATACATGATACCTACTTTAACTTCCTTGAACCTTGCACCTTTAAACGCCATCTCTTGAATCTTAAAGTAATCTTCTTCTTTAAGTTTGTTTGTACCTTTAACTTCAATAAAAAAGATGTAACCTTTACGAACTAGGATGTAGTCTGGTATGAGTAGCACCTTAGTTGCATACCAGAACAAGTCTAAAGTATTTTCTTTAGGGTCAGTTCCTATTCTTAAATAGTCTTTGTACTCAATACAATCATTTTCTTTAAGATACTTTTGCATAGCTACATCCGCCATGTCCTCTCCTGAGTTTCTTTTACTGTATGAATCTTCGTATGTCGGCATCTTAATCCTCCTTTAATGTATCTAGGCATTCGTTACACGCCATATAGTCTTTGCTTGTAAGTGGAAATAGGTGTGGTTCATAACACATGAAGCATATAAACCTCCTAAATTCTTTTGGTGTATAACTATTCTTAAAGATAAAGTTCTTTGTATAAAATAGTATGTTAAAAAGGTAACTCATCTTGATTCTCCTCCTTCTTTGCTTTTTTAACGAGGGCATGACATTCACGCCAAGTCCATGCGTATGGATTTTTTTCATCTACTTCTTTGTATCTACCACCGCAAAAAACATTACCCTCATTGTCTGTATAAAATATCTTATTGTCTTTGCACAAATAAGATTTATGTTCTGTATGTGGTTCTGGTGGTATATCGAAATTGTGATTAGGATATTTCTTTTTAAGACTCTCCTTCAACCTCTCTATACCACTAAACCCTGCTTGTTCTAAAGCCATTCTGGAGGACAATCTGTATCTCCCCAGGCAGTCCAACCACAACCATTTTTGTTTTGATAGTTACTGCAACTCCAACTAGGTATTTTAGAAAACTTAGGGTCGGATGCTTTCTTCTCCCTATTGTCCTCTATATATTCTGATTTACCACATTGTGGACAGTTTTGTGTTATGTCCTTAACTTCTCCAAATACATCTTCAACTAAATCTGTATCAGACTTGTCAGCTTCTACCTCTTTTTCAAACAGGTCTAAGAATGTACTCATGTCATCATTAGTCCAGGACTCAACATCTTTAGATAATCCTGATTTCTTAAATGCTTCTCGCTTGTAATGTTGTGATAGATTTTTTTCTAATCCAAAACCATCTATTAACATATTCATTTGGTCAGCTTTAGGTGTCTTTGGTGTTTCAGTAATAGATTCAGCAAACTCTTGCTTTGCTTTTTCTAGTACTTGTAGTTCCTCTTTGTCTGTAGTCATCTTTGGTTTCTCTACTTTGACATCAGCAGGTTTATTACCAACCTTAGACATCTCCTGCTTACTTGGTCTAGGGGACTTTGCACCTTGATACTTCCAGTTAGCCAATGCTCTACCTATCGCACTTGTTTCGCAGTTTTCTACCCAAGCATCAGTATTAGCAAACCCACCTTGTCCCTTAGTTTCTTGTGCTATACCAGTAGCAACTGGTCTTGCATCTTCTTCTTTTTTAAAGACTTCTGCTTTAACAGTTACACAAGTTCCATCTTCGGTCATGTGTATAACATCAGTACTTATTCTCGCACCAGGATTATCATTCCAAAACGCTTTTAATCTATCTTCTACTGTTTCGTAATTTTCTAAATTAAATTTAGCCATTATTCCTCCTCATTCTTATATTGTTTTAGTCGTTCATATACACCTTGTCTTGTTAGCTTTAATAACTTAGCTATCTTAATAACTGAGAACCCATGCTTGATAGCATGAAGAATTATCTCATCTCTCCTAATAAGTAGCTTTTCTATTTGTTCTTTATGGTGTGCTATATCTTCCTGCATTATTAATAATGCTTCATCTATGTCTGCAACTGGTATTGTTTCAGTTTCTAATCTGATACCATTTACATAAGTTATTCCATCTACTTGTTGTAGTGTCATTGTGTTCTCCTTCTTTTATTTATTAATATTCTGTAACGAACATAAAGAATATCAGTTAGCCAGTTTGATACGACATACGCACCTACTATATAAACAGGTAGCGACAGAAAAAAATATAATATAACTTTGTCTATTGCTTCCATTATTTACCCTCCAATAAATCGAAATCTTCGTCCTCGTCATTGTGTTTGTTAATCATTACTTTAGACACCATCTTAAAAAACTCATCTGAGTTTATGTCAATGCCTGGTCTATCAAATGGATTCTTAGCCATTATTCCTCCTCCATTTGTTTAGCTATCTTTATTGTGTTCTCGTTGTGGTCTTTAACGAACTCATCCATAAGTTCTGCAACACGCTGAGGATTAACCTTAGTCATTACCAGGGTTTTTTCTACTCGTTGTCCTCCACAAGCGTTGGCTAACTTGATAGCCCACTTTTTTAATTCTTTAGGTTCATCAAATATATTAGGCATTTTCTATCTCCTTGTTGTCTATTTGTTTATTACAAAATTCACATAAGATTGCAGTCCAATTCATGTGTCCTAACTCTAAACATTGATTACAATGTGGACACCATAATTTATAAACCATATCCCAATCGTTGTATAAAACTTCAGGCATCTGTTTCCTCCTCATCTTCACAAATATCAATAGGTATAACGCCTACGACTCTGTTTTTTTCGTCATAAATAAATTCAAATTCCATTGAATCATCTCCTTTTTTTGTTTGTTTACTTAGACTGTTTGTAGTTCTATTAACTTAACTATAAACATATCTCCATAGTCTTTAAGTTCTCTAACCTTGCACAATGCTTCGTGCTTGTTGTCAAACTCATATCGTATTGTGCCTCCATAAACACTTACGCTTATAACCTGGTATCTCATAGCATATTCTCCTATGTAATCCTTACTTTAATTGTAATCGTGTGTCCTGGTTATGCAAACTCTATTGGACATTATTCTTCCTCCTGTACTTCTGCTCCACAATCATTACAAGTAAACTCATCTTGATAATCTGCTCTACTAGAGTTAGTTATCTTGTTGCAACTTGAACAATGTGTCTGTTGTCTTTCTTCCTCCTCTAATCTATCCTCGTGTTCAAATGTAGTTTCATTTGTTGTGTCAACAACATCAATCCAAGCTACATAACCACCTAAAGAATTGCTTACTGTTTTAAGCAACTCTTGGTAAGTATTTTCGTATCTATTATTTTCATCTTTTGTGTATGCGTGAATAACTAACTTAGCCATTATTCTCCCTCTCCTCTAAACATATCATCATAACATTCTGGGTGTACCCCTGTTAACAGTTGCTCTCGCAACTCTCTACTTGTTTCGGGAAAAATATCTTGTATTAATCTTCTTAAATGTTTAGGTGTCTGTTTAAACTCTCTGTATTTTTCTTCATCCACCATAACTGTACCTGTCTGCCCACAATGTATACATTCTTTAGTTACTACTAGAAACATTATTCCAAACCCCAATCTTCATAACATTCTTTACACATTTCAATAGGTTCTAGTCCATTACCGAAATCTAAAAAGTGTGTGCGATATATCTTTGTGCTTGTACACACCTCATCAACTACACTATCTTGTATTCGGCTAGGATATTTATTCATACATTCTTTAGTTGTTACTGCGAACATTATTCTTCCTCCTTACAGTCACATTCTATTGCTTGTTTGTATGGTGGATAAGGTGTGCTTATTGAACAGCACTCTATATATACTGACATTATTCTTTCTCCTCTATTGCAATAACTTCTGCATTTTTTAATGGATTGTCATAAGGATTTTCCTCATAAGATTTAGCGTCCTCAATAGCCTCCTCTTTAGTATCCCCAAATCCAATTCGTACTACTTGATATTTAATTTCATATCTTTTAGCCATGTTTAAACAACCTCCTTTGTTTCTAACATATCTGCGTAACCCTCTTTAGTTAGAGTGTCAATACAGTGTTGGGTTAACTCTCCATCCTCTGTTACGAATCCATAGTCTATTGTGTCTTGCACATTATTAGCAATAGTTGGGTTAAGTTCTAAGTAACTTCTTACTTTCTTATCCTCTGCCCTAACTATTAAGGTCTGCATAAACAGAAATACTTGGTGTATGTTTAGGTGTCCTTGTTTAAACAACCCAGTCATTATCTCTAAGTAGTCTTCTGTCTTGTGTTTACCTGCGTCCATCAAAGATTGGTTTACATATCCTTGAAATGATTTTATTTGGTTAGCCATTGTTTGTTCTCCTTTGTTTGTGAATCTTTTAGGTCAATCCATAATTGCTCTAAATTACTATATGTTTCATCTGTTAACAAATCCATCTTAGAATCTAAATTTAACAGTTCATTTAATAATTCAACATATTTTTTAGTTTGTTCATCCATTGTTTGTTCTCCTTTGTTTGTTGTTACCATGTTACCACACATTGACACTTAGCAACAACCATTAACAATTTTATTTACCAATGGTTGTTGACTATGTGCTATGTGTTTAAACACTGTCTTAGTTTTCTCCCCATGTATCTCTGTATAGAGTTCCATAGTCTGTTACATCCCACTTACCATCAAGATTAGTTTGCGTACCATCTTTG